ATTACGCTTACGCAGGAGCGGGTGGTCTTCTGGAGCGAGCGCCAGCACATACCCGTCCAGGTCAACAGATCGGCCAGCTTTATATTGGTGATTGTTCTCGGAGTGCCGCGCCCCTTCTTTCAGCCGTGGTAGGTTGTGGTGCGTCATCAGCCGACGTACGTACCGTGGGCTTAGTCCGACGATTTTTGCAATTTCCGTTGAGCTTCGTTCGCCGTCTGCGTAGGCGGCTACAAGCTGGGCGCTCTTGTTCACACGCTTACTCCACACCCGAGTGGTCTAACGCTAGCATAAGCGTTAGTCGGAAGGACATCAAGGAAACTTACTGGGACTTACAAGTTCTTGACACGAACAACTATGTGACCGTAGATGGAACTATCCACCACAACTCCGGCAAGTCCGTGTGCTGCTGTCATGATCTGGTCAGTCTAGCGCTGCAACAAGAACCTAATGCCCAAGGGCAGCGCAAGTCTCGCGCACTCATTGTGCGTAACACGGCTGACCAGCTTGCCAAGACGGTGCGAAAGACTTTTTTTGCGTGGTTCCCGCCGGGTGTGTGGGGTGCGTGGAAGGAGAGCGAGAAGTCCTATTATATAAAGCAGCCGCTGAGCGACGGCACCACCCTTGATTTCGAGGTGTGGTTCATGCCGTTGGACACGCCGCAGGATGTACAGCGTGCACTTTCGTTGGAAATTACGTTCTTGTACGGGAACGAGTGGCGCGAGCTGCACCCGGATGTTGTCGACGGCCTGTTGGCTCGTCTCAAACGCTACCCCTCTGGTGCTGACGGCACGCCGACGCGCTCATGCGCTCTGTTCGATACGAACATGCCGGATATGGACACGTGGCACCAGGAGAAAATGGACGAACCGCCGTCGAACTGGAGCATACACATACAGCCGCCAGCCATACTCAGCCGCGACGAGTGGCTGAGCAGGCGCAACGAGGAGCCGGACGGAGAGCCTGTAGAGGGCTACGACGATACGAAGTGGTGGATCAACCCCGATGCGGACAACGTCGCCAACCTCGACCCCACCTATTATATAGACATCATCCCCGGCAAATCGCAGGACTACGTAGACGTATACCTGCGGTGTAGGTACGGACGGTCGCTGTCTGGTGTGCCGGTGTACGACAAGACGTTCGACTACGACGTGCACGTGGCTAAGAAGCCCTACCTGCCTCTGCGCTCGGAGGCGTACCCGGTGATTATCGGCCTGGACTTCGGGCGGACGCCTGCGGCGGTGCTCATGCAGCGTAACGTGACCGGACAGGTGGTCGTGCTGGCTGAGTTGACCAGCGAGAATATGAGCATAGATACGTTCTTGGACCGTAAGCTGCGCCCGATGCTGGCCCAAGGCCGTTGGGCGGGGTGTACGTTCGTCGTCGCTGCGGACCCGGCGGGGTGGGACAAGCAGCAGGTGGGCGAGATAACGCCTATAGATGTGGTGAAAATGGCGGGGTTTCAGGTGGCCAAGCCAGCGAGCAACCGCATAGACCCGCGCATTGGGGCCGTCGAGCGTCTGTTGTCGAGCAACATAGGCGGCAAACAGGTGTTCCAGATAAACCCCGAGTGTCGGGTGGTGATACAAGGGTTTCGGCACGGGTATCGTTACGAGTTGAACCGCAAGGGACAGGCGTCGGCAAAACCGGAGAAAAACGAGTTCAGCCACAGCGCCGACGCGTGTCAGTACGCGTGCATGGTGATAGAGGGCAACCAGCTGCGGGGCACGGCGTTCGGCAAGCCGCAGCGCCGGGAAGTCAAACGCGTTAACTACGTGTGGAGTTAGTCATGAGCAATGTCGTACAGATTTCCAACCCGGCTCCGTCGGGCGGTTTGTCCCTCGGCGGCGTGATGTCGGCGGTCGGCCAGCACGTGCTGGACAAGCAGGCACGCGACGAAGCGGAGAAAATGAACAACCGACCCATCATACAGGGGCTGGCGGGGCACGTGCGGAAGGTGTGGGAGACTAACAAGCGCGTAAAGCAGAACGTCGAGGACCGTATGCTGCGGTCGTTGCGTCAGCGGCGCGGCGAGTATTCGCCGGAGAAACTCCAGCAGATACGCGAGCAGGGTGGGTCGGAGGTTTACATGATGATCTCCAGCGCGAAGGCGCGGGCTATATCCAGCTGGCTGCGTGACGGGCTGTTGGCTAACGGGACGGAGAAGCCGTGGACGGTGGACCCGACGCCTCTGCCGGAGATGTCGCCGGAGAAAATGCAGGAGGCGTGGGTCCGTGCAGAAGCAGAGATGCAGCTGCTTGCCGCATCGGGTCAGCCCATCGACATGCGGGCGGTGTTGAAACAGATAAAAGCTGAGATCACGGAGGAGATGCAGCAGGAGTCGCGTGAAGTCGCTGAGCGTATGGAGACCTACATGGAGGATCAGCTGGTCGAAGGTGGGTTCATGCAGGCGCTGTCGGAGTGTTTGGACGACTTCACGACGTTTCCTGCGATGGTGATAAAAGGCCCGGTAGTGCGTAAGCGCACGACGGCGCAGTGGGGCCAAGGCATTGGCGGCGCGTGGGAGGTGACGACTGGAGAAGAACTGCGCCTGGAGTGGGAGCGCGTCGATCCGTTCATGGTGTTCCCGTCGGAGGGCGCGGCGACGCCGGATGATGGCGACTTTATTGAGATGCACCGCCTCAACCGCAAAGACCTGCACGCGATGAAGGGTGTGGAGGGGTACTCTGACAGCGCCATTGACGCCGTGCTGGATGAGTACGGACGTGGCGGGCTGCGTGACTGGACGGACCTTGACGCTGAGCGGGCGTCAGCGGAAGACGCTGTGACTTCGTCGGAAAACTCCAGCAAGCTGATAGATGCCCTGCAGATGTGGGGGTCGGTGCCGGGAAGTATGCTTGTCGAGTGGGGGATGTCTGAGGAAGAAGTGCCTGACCCGTTGGCTGAGTACGAAGCGGAGGTATGGCTGGTAGGGCGTTGGGTTATTAAGGCCGTGCTTAACCCGGACCCGCTGGGGCGTCGTGGGTACTACAAGGTTTCGTGGGAAGAACTGCCGGGGATGTTCTGGGGCAACAGCCCGATGGACCAGATGCGCGACTGCGAGGATATGTGCAACGCGTCAGCACGCGCTCTGGCTAACAACATGGGGATCGCGTCGGGTCCGCAGGTGTGGATAAACGTAGACCGTCTCCCACAAGGGGAGGACATCACCAACCTGTACCCGTGGAAAATCCACCAGTTCATCAACGACCCGATGACCAACGCCACTACCCCGCCGATGGGGTTCTTTCAACCCGACAGCAACGCGGCTGAACTGATGGCCGTGTACGAGCGGTTCGCGGCTATCGCTGACGAAGTTGTGGCAGTCCCTCGTTATATGTCTGGCACGGCTCCTGGTGGTGGCATTGGCCGCACGGCAACAGGCATGAACATGCTCATGCAGAATGCTGGCAAGGTTATGCAGCAGGCTGTGGCGATGATCGACCTGCATATAATGACCCCATTGCTCGAACGTTTGTACCAGCACAACATGATGTACGCCGACGACCAGGAGATTAAAGGCGATGTAAAAGTACGTGCTCGCGGGGCTAAGAGCCTGATCGCTCGTGAGGCGGCGCAGGCGAGGCGTCTTGAGTTCCTGCGTGACACGGCAAACCCATACGACATGCAGATTACCGGCATCGAGGGGCGTGCGGAAGTTCTGCGCGAAGTGGCTAAGAATCTCGACATGCACACGGACAAAGTCGTGCCGAAAGCGCCGACGCAACCCCCGCTGATACCAGGGGCGCGGCCTGTCCAACAGGCTCAGCCACAAGGCCAGGAGTTAATGAACGGCGCTCCGGTAGAGAACGCGTTTCCAACACCTCCTGTCGGTATGTAGCTACTGTGCTGCGGGCTATTGGTGTTGTGTTGTTAGCAGCGTTGGTGTCTGCTGCTGCGTGTTTAGCATTGTTCGCTGTCTTGGTTATTGCTAGCGATTACCTGATTGCGCTGTTAGTGACATTAACTCACTAGCTTGCTAACATCTTGACAGTGTTAGTTGTTATGTTATAACAATACATATGAAGCAGGACGTACGTACCGCAGCTTGTCTGCACGCGCTTACACAGCCTGAGTTCGAGCCGTTTGTGGCGTATCTAAAGGCGCTATACAAAGAGGCTAGGGACAGGTTGGAGGTAGCTGACGCAGATAGGCTGATGTACCAGTGCCAAGGTAAGGCGCAACTGGCATCCTTACTTCTTAACGACATTGCTAACGCTCGTGATGTCCTTGAGAAGCTCAACAAACGCTGACCGACTTTCGGAGCTGATAAATGTCTAACTTGCCAAAAGCAGT